GCAGGATACCGGCCTGTATCCGTCTGATACCCTGTATCCTGGAGACGACCTGTATCCGCAGTCCGGATGGGCGGCCGCAGAGGAACTGGAGTATTATAAAACTATCACCTATGAGGATTATCTGATTGATGGGATTGACCGGGTGCAAATCCGGCAGGAAGATGGGGATATAGGCGCCGTGGTCGGTTCCGGCAGCAACGCTTATATAGTGGAGGGTAACTTTTTGGCCTATGGCCTGGGGAGTGCTGACCTTACCAAATTGGCTTGGTCCATATATGATTCTATTGCTGGTAAAACATACCGTCCGGCTAAGATAGTCTCTTATGCTATGCCGTGGATAGAGGTGGGAGACGGCCTGCGGGCCGTCACCACGGATACAGAGATAGCTACATTTGTGCTTACCCGGACCATGAGCGGCATACAGGCCATGATGGATACCGTTGAGGCAAAGGGAACCAAGACACAGGGGCAGAATTTTGGCCTCCGAAATGAGGTTATACAGCTTAAAGGGAAGACCGCCGTCATTGTAAAGCAGGTTGACGAGGTATCAAGTACTCTCAGCGATTTAGAAAAGGAAACTACATCACAGATTAAGCAGTTGTCGGACTCCATTGTACTTAAGGTCGATAAGGGAGATATATCTAACCAAATATCAGTTGAAACGGATGGAATAGACATCAAAGGAAATAGGTTCTCCTGGACATCCACGTATTCCTCCCTAAGTGCAGACGGTAAGTTAAATGCGGTTGATGGTACATTTTCCGGTGACGTGGTGGCAAATACCTTTAAAACGAAAGACGGTAAAATTGTGCTTGAAGGAGGCAAGCTTACCATTATCGGAGCCGAAATAAAGGGTACAGCCAACACAAGTACGATTGGAGCAAATGTTATAAGCTGTAACAGCCTGGATGTATCCCAGAATATTGTATGCCAGGGAATCTCTCCCAGTAGCGTATATTGTGGCAGTTCCGGCTCATTTGGAGAGTTGTATATCCGTAGTAGCTGGTGGGACGGTTGGAGCGTAACAAGAGAGG